TAAGGAGTAAAAATGAAATACTACAAAAATTCACAAAACCAAATTTACGCCTACGACGATGACGTGAGCGAGGATCAGATTAAAGAGGGGCTAACCAAGATAACAGAAGCTCAAGCACAAAAAATTCTAAACGTAGAGCCTCCGATCGAGCAACTACGCGAAGCAAAGACGGCGGAGCTTACGAGATGGACGCACGATATGGGTGATAGTTGCAAAATCAACCTCAAAGACTTCGGCGTCATCAACGGCGGGTATCGCTATCTCCTCAACGTCGAGGCTATGATAGACACGTTCGACAGCCTAGAAATTAGAGCGTTTCGCATGTACGACAACACTATGAAAAAGATAAACGGACAAGAGGAGCTAAAGAAAATCAAAAAAGCCATTCAAATCGGCGGGCAAAAACTCCATACTTTGAAATGGGGTTACGAGCTCAAAATTTCAAAAGCCAAGGATAAAAAAGAGCTAGATGCGATCACTTTCGCGGACACGATAGAGGTGGCGCTATGAGCTACCTTTTGATTTTCCTCTCGGCGTTTATTCTTGGGATTTTGGCTTGTCCTATCGTCATATTCCTACGTGCTAGAAAGTGCGACCAATGGGATCATTCCAATATGATGAATATCCTTAGGGTGTTCGCGCATCTTGCGACGCACCCCGATGATTTTGCAAAATTTAAGTATGAGGACGGCTCAAAACCCTTTTGGTATCTAGGCGGCGATGAGTTTGCAGACGTCGTCAAGAGCCGTCCAAAGGAGCGATGATGTTTTGGATATTCAATAGGCTACGCGGACAATACGGCTATTTTGCAAAAGCGAATGCCTTGGTGGTAGCGCTACTAATATTTGCTTTTTACGGTAATTTTTTCATAGCTATCGTTTGCGGGCTTGGCTACCTCGCAGGAGAAGCCAAGGGCTGGGGCGTATGGATAGGTGCTCTTGTCAGACGAGGCAGCTATACCCCTGAGAGCGAAAACAGACTGATAGAGGCGGCGGCGCGGAAATTCATCGATCCTAAAGCGCGCTGGCTAGCATATTGCAGACTTTGTCTCGCGATCCGCGGTCTGATTTGGTGGCTACCGGTGTTTGTGCCGTTAGCCTTTGCGGGTATTTATGGCGCGCCGCTTCTAGCCGTAGCTCTTGCGGTAGGTTTTCCGCTTGCTTGCGAGTTGGGATACTGCACGAAATTTATATTCACTTTTAAGAAATTTGAGGTAAACACGGCATGGGCTAGGCAGGAGCTCTTTTACGGTGCAATGCAGGACTTGGCGTTTATTGCCCTATATTTGATATCGAAATTTTAAACAAAGGAGAAAAGATGGCTGCAAAATTTGGAGTAAACATAACCGTTTCGGCAGAGGCGGCGCGACCGATAAGCGTAGAAAGTACTACGCCGATCGGGATCGCAGGATATGAAGAGGTGCTGGGAAACGGCCTACATTTTTACATGACGACAGACAAGGCGATCACCGCACTCGAGGAAATTTACGAGGCAAAAAAGAAGGCGAGCGAGCAATTTAAAAAAGGTTCGATCTATCGCGCACTGAAAGCCATCAGCGATCAAAGCGTGCAGACACAGATCATTCTAAGCGTCTTTACTCGCACCGACAATAATGACGATAGCGACGACATTACTGCTTGCAAGGCTGCAATCGAAGCATTTAAGAACGCAAAAAGCTCACTGGGCTATCGCCCAAATTTAATCATTGCTCCCGAATATAGCGGTGAGGACGCAATCAAAGCAGCACTCGAAGCTATGGCCACAAGGCTCAAAGCCACCGGTATCGTCGATCTAAAAGCAAGTGCCGCAAACGAGGCTATCGCAAAGATGAAAGATTTTGGCACGGCACGGCTGATTGCGGCATATCCCTATGTCAAAATTTGGGATGATGAAACAAACGGCTACGTTATGAGCCCGCAAAGCGCTCGTATTGCCGGAATGATCGCCTATGTGGACGGTCTTAGCGAGTTTGGATACAGCGATAGCTATTCTAACCGAGTGATGGGCGGTATCAGCGGCACGGCAATAGACGTAGACTTTGAGATGGGAGAGACCTGCACGGCAGATGAGCTTAGAGCAGCGCATATCAGTACGATCATTCGCGAGCAGGGCTTCAGGGCTTGGGGTGGAGAGACTAGCGATGTTGATAGCATTTGGCAGGATCTTGCCAGGGTAAGGATTTTTGATCGTATCTCGCAGGCTTGCCAAAAAGGGGTGTTTTTCGCGATAGATCGCAAAGCCGATCAACTCTATCACGCAAAAAGAAGCGTAGATGAGCTACTGCGGGCTCTCGTAGGAGCTAGAGTACTGCTCGGGTATGAACTTAGCTGGAGCGCAAAGAATACCCTTGCAAACATTACGGCTGGTAAATTTTACTTAGACGTGCGCATGCAAAATAACCCAATCGTAAAGCAACTAACGCTAGATTTCATCTACGTAGATACATACGGCAAGGTGCTAATGGATGCGCTCAGCAGATAGAGAGACGGAGAATTTTAAAACAAGGAGAAAAGTATGAAAAGAATTATCCCTCAAGCGGTGCAAGAATGCAACGTATTCATCAACGGTCAGGGCTATTTAGGCGTTACAAAAACGCTCAAACTTCCTACTATGGAGTTTGAGACGATAGAGGCCAAAGGTGCGCTTAGCGCAAATTATAGCAGCGGCATTTTGGCTGCGACCGAGGTAAGCTTTACGATCCGCATTGCAGATAGAAATACTTGGCTTGCTATGGGTCTGAATGCCTTTAGCTCGCGTGTGCCGTTTCTTTTCACCGCCTCGATCTATCAAGCATCAGGCGAGCCGAAGCCGTTTAGCGCAGCTTTTACGGGTGATATTACAAAGATTGAATTTGCAGATTTTGAAAGCGGCGCCGAGATGGAAGTTACGATCACGCTTCAAGCGCACTTTGTCGATATCAATATAGACAAGACGCCGATGGTGTTAAAAGATGCCGAAAATATGATCCTAATGATCGGCGGAGTGGATTATATGGCGAAAGTAAGATCAAATTTAGGAGAGTAAAAAATGAGAAATATCAAAGTGAATTTACCTATTTGCGGCGAAGAGATAGAGGTTTTTGCGCCGAGCGTAAAAACCTTCAAAGCTGTTTCGGCCGAAAAGACCGAGATCGAGCAAAGCATAAAACTCTGCGCTGCTTGCGCCAACAAAACCCCGGCGCAGATCGAGGAGCTCGATATCGCCGATTTTAACGTTTTACAAAAGGCGGTACAGGGTTTTTTGGACGTTTGAGCGCAGCCGATAATGAAAATATCGCGCTGCTAGGCTACGTGCTGCATTTTAGCTATAGCGAAATTTTGGATATGGATATGATCGATTTTAGTGAATTTGTAGCTATAAGTATTAAAATTTTAAAAGCGCAAAGCGGAGCGCTCAAAGCCTAAATAGGCGCTTAAACGTCTTGTGAAGCGGATCTAAAAATAGCATGACTAGCGGCACTACGACAAAAACCACTAAAATGGGGTTGAACTCTAGTCCGAAAATCACGCTGAAGATAAGCACGGCAGCCGTTATGAAACAGCTATAAATATCTACTAATCTTGAATAGTTCATAGCTGTATTCTAACATAAATTTTAAAATTTGCAGCAAGAAAGGAGGTAAAATGGATAATCAAACTACGCTCGGCATAAGTATAGGGCTGGTTTTGAAAGGACTTTCTAGCGTAAAATCTGCCGATAACGCAATAAAAGGGCTTGCGCGTAGTGCAAAAAACGCCGGCGTAAGCGTAAAAAGTATAAGCGAAAATTTGCGCGGACTAAAGGGCGTAAGTAGGGATATAGCTCGCTACAAACAAACAATTTCGGACGAAATAGGAAATCTTGCGGGCACTCTTGCAAAAACCGCAAGCCTTGCCGTGCCGATTAAATTTGCCATTGACGACGAAGCGGCCTTTGCCGACGTAAAAAAATATGTAGACGGCACCGATGAGGAGATGGCGAAGCTTAAAGGTGAACTCAGAAACCTTAGCGCAAGCTTTGGCAAAAGCTTTAGCGATGTGGCGGCTATTGCCTCGGAGGGTGGCAAAGCAAATTTAAGCGGCGATGAGCTCATAAAATACGTCAGACTTACCACCACCGCGATGAGCGCCTTTGCTATGAGCGCAAACGATGTCGGTAAAGCTACGAATAATATGTTTGTAGGCTTTGGTATCAAAAATACCCAAGGTATCGAGGAGCTTTTCGACACCATAAATCTACTCGATAATAAGGTAAAAAACGCAAACGCCGATCAAATTTTAGAGGCTACTTCTTTGCTTGCCGCTACGGCAAGGATGATAGATTTAGACGGCAAGACTACGGCGGCATTTGCCTCTACTCTGCTTAGCACGGGAAAAGCCACGAGCGTCGTGGGTACTTCGTTGAACGATTTTTTTACTACGCTTGCAAGCGCGGAAAAACAACCGAAGAAATTCCACGAAGCCCTGAAACAAATCGGACTGGACGCAAAAACACTCAAAGAAAATTTAAACAAAGACTCTACCGCCGCGATGGTGGATTTTTTAGAGAGGATCAAGGCTGCGCCTAAAGATGCGCAAGCGGGGATTTTATACGATTTAGTCGGCGGCAATTACAACGACGAGATCGCATCTTTGGTGCAAAACATCGATGAGCTGAAAAGCAATATCGCTCTGGCGCGCAGCTCAGAAGCCAAGGGCTCTATGGAAAAAGAGTTGCAGGTTAAGCTCAATACCACCGCCTCAGCATTAGATAGGTTAAAGCAGTCTTGGATAAATTTAGCCTCCAGCATAGGCGAGACCTTCTTACCCGTTATTGAACTTGCAGCAAAATCGCTAGCTGCTTTAGGCAATATGCTTAGGAAATTTAATGAAAAATTTCCTACGCTTAGCAAACTTATCACCGGTGCGGTAGGCGGCTTCATAGCTCTTGGAGTAGCGATCAGCGGCGTTAAAATAGGCTTTGCAGGCCTTATGCTTGCTTTTGCGCCGTTTAGAACGGCCTATCATATTATTGCTCTGATGGTCAAAGGAATGTGGGCGCTTGGCGCCGCCACGCTTCGCACAAACATCGCACTTGTGGCGCAAAAAGCTGCCCTGATTGCTCACGCCGTAGCGGGTAAGGCCGCTGCTGCCGCTATGGCTATATTGCGAGGCGCAAGCATCGCAGCGGCTGTGGGTTTTCGCATAATGAAGCTGGCTCTAATCACTACGGGCATCGGCGCCATAGTCGTGGGGCTTGCTACGGCCGCAGTGTGGCTGTATGAGAATTGGGATCGAGTAAAAGCCTTTTTTCAAAACTTTTGGCAAAAAATTAAACCGGAATGGGAGAGCTTTAAAAGTTGGCTAGATAGCTGGATAGAGGCATTTAGTAGCGTATTTGATGAGACGGTGGCGTGGTGGAAGGATCTATTTGCGGACTTTTTCGGCTGGATAGGCGAAAAGATCGATTGGATACTTAGCAGCGTAAAAAGCGTAGGGGAATTTTTTGGCTTTGGAGATAATAGTGCGCCGGTTACGGCGCCTGCATATAGCAATACCGATAGAAATTTTACGCCTGCACCGAATCGCCCTATGGGCGAAGCGCTCAGTACTCTTAGCTCAAGCCGCGCTGCCGGGGGCAATACGAACGTAACTTTTAACGGGGATTTTAAGATCGACGCTCACGGAGGTAGTATCGATGCCGAAGATTTTAAGCGGCAAATTTCAAAGGATGTGCAAGAGGCTATCAGGCGAAATGAGCGAAACGCCAAAAATACAGACGTGAGGGATTAGATATGGTGCTTAATCTAGGCGGTTTTAAATTTGAATGGAAACAGACTAGCGAAATTGCGATTGAAACGGAATTCGGCATAAGCTCCGCCGAGCGGATAAATAATCACTCCGCGCTGGTGAATGCAAATCTGGGTACGCAGAGTATTACCCTTAGCGGACAAACTCTGCCATTCGCCTGCGATGGACAAAGTGCGCTTAAGCCGCTTTACGCTTTGGCAGAGCTGCGAAAATCCTTACCGCTCGTGACGGGGCTGGGTAAATATCTAGGCAGATTTGCGATAGAAAAGATCAGCGAAAACAGATCCGTATTCGCTCCAAATGGAGCGTTTTTCACGCAGACGTTCAGCCTTACGCTTAGAAGGGATTACGATGCGGACGAACTTAATCAAAAAGAGAAGAGATGATTTATAAAGCAAAAGACGGTGAGCGATTGGATCAGATCGTTTATAGACATTACGGGCATTTAAGGTATTTTGAAAGCGTGTTGGAGCTCAATCCAAAGCTAGAGGTCGTTTTAAAGGCGGGCGAGCTCGTAACCCTGCCGGAATTGAGCGAAGAAAAAATCCCACAAAAGCAGGCCGCGTTATGGTGAGAAAACCGATCTTTAAACTTGAAGCAAACGGCAAAGATATCACGCAAACCATAAAGCAAAATTTGATTAGCCTGGGTTTTGACGACAAAGAGGGTTTTAAAAGCGATGAAATAAGCTTTAAAGTGCACGGCATCTTTGCAAAGCCGACATTCGGCGACAAGCTTGAGTTATATTTGGGTTGGGCGGGCGAAGGTGAAGGAGGCGCTGATAATATGTGGCTGTGCGGTAAATTCGCCGTGCAGACCTGCGAACGAGATTACAAAGAGCAAAGCACCGAAGTGCGTGCGACTGCCGTAGATTTTGCCGGCGAGATCAAGATTAAAAAGCGCCGTAGCTGGGAAAATACCACGCTTTTTGCCATAGCGGGCAAGATCTCGGACGAAAACGCCCTACGCCTCAAAATAAGCGGAGAGGATATGGCAATCAGATCGCGCCTACAAGACGGAGTGAGCGATTTGGAGTTTTTATACTCGCTTAGCAAAGAACTAGGCTATCTAGCTGCCACCAAAAACGATACTCTGATCCTAGTGCCAAAAAGCGGGGATGATGAAGCAGACGAAGCAAAGGCAGAGAGCGGATTGCCACAAATAGAATTAAATTTGATAGATCTCACTTCTTTGAATATCACAGAAGCAAATCGCAATGCATACGGATCGGTTACTTGCGAATGGCAGGACGTAGAAAGCGGAAAACGCAAGCAGATCAAAGTAGGCAAAGGCAAACAGACCTATAAGATGCAAATCCCAGAGCCGAAAAGTGATACAGAGGCCTATAAACTAGCGCAAAGCAAGCTAAATGAGCTAAAAAAGGGCGGTATAAATGGGCGGTGCTCGTGTATGGGCGCCAATATCGTCGCGGGCGTACAAATTAAATTTAAAGGTGCGCCGGGGCTTGAGGATATCAAATTTAGCGTAAAATCGGTTTCACATACGCTAGAGCCGTCAGCCTACAATATAGAGATAGAATTTGAAGGGTAAAGGAGCAAAAATGGTCTTAGAAATCGTTAGATTTAAAGAGATTGATGATATGACGCTAGGGCGCTTCGTATTGCGCGATGAGGGGCGAGAGGTGTTAAAGGGATATACCTGCGAGCCTGCGGGCCCCGATACTACACAAAGCGGCATGGATAGACGCATACCGCAAGGACAATATCAAATAGCCTGGCACGATAGCACTAAATTTAGAGCAAGATTGCCTCTGCTTTGGAATAAAATAGTACCAAAAAGCCGCTGCATTCTGATCCACGCCGGCAATACCGGAAGCAATACCGAGGGTTG